CTTCGTCTTGCTTACGCTTTGCTTCTGCCTCTTTTTCAAGAGCAACACGAAGGTTTTCACGTTCTGCTTCTTTGGCTGCTGCTTCTTCAGCACGGGCCCTTGCAGCAGCAAGTTCTTCTTTCATCTTTTCCATCTGAGGATATAACTTTGCTTTTTCTTGCTCACGAGCCTTAGCAATGTCATCTGCGGTATACACAGAACTCACCTCATTCTGAAAAACTTCTTGTGCTGTTACTGCTTCTGCTAGTTGCGGAGACAGTAGGTCAGCGGTTTCTACTTGGTTTTCCATAGTAATCACCTATATTTTCTGGGTCTTTGTCCGAATGCCTTGCGGCGTATCACTGGGTTTTATTACGAGATAATTGCATTACATTTCACTACAAAAATCTCGGTATACTCTGATTTTTTATCAGAATCTTCTATTCTTTATCAACCGTTCTGCGCTGTGGGATTTTAGTTCCGTAGGCCTCGGTGACAAGTTTGTTGCGTAACTCAGCCTCAGCCTGGGCTTCAATTCCCATGCTCTCTTGGCTTGCTAGGTTCTCTGGGTTGGCTGGATCTGGTGCTCCCATCATGCCGTCTCCCATGACGTCGCCATCGCCTAGTTGCGTTGGCTGCATTGGGATAGCAGAGTTTCCATCAGGCCCTGGCATCATGCCAGTCATGTCCATGATCTGCTTCTGGATCTGGATCTTGACAAGTTGTAGAGCGCCATCAGCCTCAGCATCAGCGATAAGTTCTTGACGGATCTCCTGCAACTTCTCCTCTGGGAATTCCTCACCAAGAGTACGGAGTGCACCTTCCTTAGACTCAAGACCCATACCCAACTTAGTTTGGATTTCGTTGAGTGCAATCAACTTGTCAAGAGGCAATGGCTGTGGGAAGTGAGCGTAGTTCATGAACGAGATAGGGTCATTAGGATCAAGTTGTGGTAACTGACCAGGCTTGATTGGGCCATCGACATCTGGGTTGTACAGCATAGTTTCTGGCTCTTTGAGGTACAGAGTACGAAGTGCTAACTCATTGATCTTCTCAATGCCTTTACCGTATTGAGCAATCTTTTGTGAGTAGCGATTCATCAATGGCTGATACTGGATAGAGAGTGCTACACCTGAAGTGTTAGAGATTGCTTGAACTTGTCCCAGTGCGGTTTCTGGGATGTTCATAATTTCGTGCATTGAGCGCTTTAGAAGTTCGAGATACTTTAAAGCACCATCAATACCTTGGGCGCCGCCTTCAAGATTGAAGACTTGAGCATCTTTTGGAAGACCGCCCCAAACCTTCTTAGCACCCTTTTCCAAGTTAGAGGCTTTAGCACCCACGATTACCGTTACAGGTGATGCGTGGTAGTTAATGATGTCAGCGACATCAGTGCTAATTTCGTTGTATGCACGGTTGATAGTGATGATGTCGTGTGCGTCCGAGAGACCCCACGGCGATCCTGAAACAGGAACATTAGGTATGTGCACCACTGGAATTAATCCAAGTGGATTTGGACGAGAGTCAATTAACTCATCGTTGACGTATTCTTCGATTACGTCGTCAGTCAAGATTTCAGTGTAGGTAAACACTTGACGTGTACCTTCTAGTGATGTTCCCCAGAAACGATACTTCTGCTTAAAACGCAATAGGCGTGTGCGATCGTGTGGGTGAAACTCAGGAAAACAGAAAGAGGAGTTCATTGGTAGTAGACGAACACGGCCAGGATGGAAGTGTCCTGCAGAGTCTGTCCATGGCTCTTCATATGCGATCTTTACAAAGCAATCGCCAGTGATGCCGCCTTGCTGCCCCATCTCAAGTAGAACACGCATCTTGTCGTTATCTACTTCCCAGATACGCTCTAGGCGGTCTGGAACAATTGCTTCTGTTGCTTTAGGTGAACGGAAGTGTAGACCGTTACCAAATGAAAAACGTGAAAGGTAATCGTTGAATGCACGATAGTAATTAACTGCAATCTGCATTTCGCCTTGCTCACGGCGATAGCCCCAGTGATGACCGAGGTACATCGCCCAGTTTAGTGAGTAACGATTAAGGCGGGGACCATGTACTTCAAACTCTTCGTCAGCAAGTTCTACTAAACCAAGTGGCGAAATAGAGATCGTTAAATCGCTAGACGCTGCTCTATACGAGGGAGGGCTAAAGTCAAGAAAGGACATTACTTCTTCTTCTTATCTTTCTTAACGTCTTTTTTCTCTTCCATGTGTTTAGATTTTTCTTTGTCGGCTTTCTTCTTTTCCATACCTGCACGACGTGTTGCTTCAGTGGTCTCAATAAACTGTCCACCTGATTGAATGTACTTCTTGTGCACCCATGCTGATGCACCTGGATTTGGATATGACGAGTACTTAGCACGAGCCATAGCAACGATCGTTGCATACAACTTTGGGTTTGCGGGTTTTCTCATATCTCCTCCAAGGATAGCCTAACCACCCTCACACTAGTGCAAGGGTGGGTCGGCGTACTTATTAAACTATTAGTCGTTTACGACTGTTGGTGACATACGCTGTGTACGTCCACCTGAACGGACTACAGTCTCAAATTGAGCGCCTGAGTAGTCGTTCATTGTTCCATGTGCAAACTCACCAAGATATGTTGGTGCTTCTGTCCATGATGCTGATCCAACGTGTGCACGGTCTGAAAGAGTTTCAGCCGCAGTCTTCTGCCACACTGGTGCGTTACGGTTTGGACGGCCAGGTGCTGTTGCAGAACCTGACATCATTCCTACCTGGAAATCTTCTGGCACATCTGTGTCAGTTGCGACTCCTTCTTCAAAACGTAGTGGTCCACGGCGTGATGCGTTGCCAGACTCTTTCATTTCGTAGATCTGAGGTGCACGCTCTGGAAAGCGAGGTGCTGGTGAGATTGTCATATTTACTCCTTAAGGATGTATTGGAAAGGCCTTTTCCTAGTACATAGTTTCCACCTTTTTGGGCGGCCTATGTTGTTCAACTAGAAAAAAGGATTACTTGATGCAACAACTTCTGGCATGACCAAATCCTTAGTTAAGGAGCAGGCGATAGCCAAAGAGTCTACAAAGTCATCGTGTGCGTAGGATTCGTCAGGGGCGGCAACTAAGAAGTTAGGTCCTTTATACTGAACTTCGGCATCCACCATCTGTTGGTAAAAACGCTTCCAAGTACGAAGTCTGCGAGTTTTTGCATGGGCTGGCCATGCGAGCATCTTGCGCTGGATTAGTGCTTGAAGATGCTTCCAACGACCAGACTGCTCACTAGGGCTAGAGGTTAAAGACATCACCTCTGCTCTAGGTATTAGTAACTTCAGACGCTGTGCAACAGCATCTCCTACACCGTTAGCATCTACGCCAATAGCAAGGACGTCGTAGTTACTGAGGAAGTTGACAATCTGGAAGTATTGCTCTTCCCAATCGTCTCCCTGCATCTCTAGCCAGTTAAGGACTCGGTGATCAAAATAACCAAACTCATCAGGACGATCCCAATCAACCCAAACCACAGTAACGACTGTAGAGTCAGTTTTACGAGCAGGGTCGATTCCGACAACGACTGGGGTTTTATGCCATACCTTAACCAGTTCCTGAGAAGTGTCGCCCAAGTCGTCCATAATGTTCGAAGTAACAAACATGCCTCGCTCAAGAAGCCATTTGCAGTTGTACGACATTTGAAATTCATCTGATTCCTCACCAATTCTTAGCATTTCTTTTCTAATAAACTTTTCATAGTTATCGTTATATTTTGCAACATCTTTCCAGTCCCATTGAAAATGGTTCTGTCTATTACCACGAGTTGTCTGACGACGTCGGTTCATCTGGATTGCTTTGTAGAAGTTGTTCTTACTTGTTGTAGGTGTTCCAGTCTTAACCATTGTTCCTGCGTAGTACGCAAGCATTGGTGAGATTGATTTGGATACAACAAAGTCATCTGCTTCTTGGCACTCATCGATAACAATCAAATGGAAAGACTTAGACTCAATCTTTGCACGAGGGTTTGCAGTCATCATCGTGATTGTAGAGCCTGACTTCTTTAACTTAATCTGACGGGTTACACCGCCTACACGAGCAGTTGAGTCGTCAATCTCAGGATCACCGAGGATCTCTAATGCACGCTCAGAGGTAAGGCGGGTCACGGTTCTACCAAATAATGTTTCAGCCTGTCCTTCAGTAGGCGCAAATAGACCTACCCACAAGCCGTCTTTGAACTTACCAAGTAAGTCTGGGTATAACTTTGCAAGCCTAGGAAGTAGCACCATGAGTGTGGCTACTGTGTCAGCAACAGTCTCTGATTTTCCTGACTGACGTGATGCAAGGGCTGTAATCTCTTCGCCATCGTTAATGATGACAGACTCAATAATACGTCGTGCTAGTGGCTTCTGGTACGGGTGCAGATCATGACCAACAAGGACCTTAAGAAAGTCCATAATCTTTTCGATAAGTTTGTCAACAAATTGCTGGGACAGTTCATCCAGCGGTTCATCTAGAGGTTCGTTCTCACCCTGCTCTTCGTTTTGGTAGAACTCAGGATTGATTTCTTGAAACTTATCTTGATCTACTGTCATAGGGAACTCTGGGAGCGTCGCTTTAACTCTTTGGCAATAGCGTGAAACGCTTCAGCGCCCATTACTACCTCGTCAAGGTCTGCTTGACTCTGATGCCTCTGCCATGTGGATATGTTCTTGCCGATTGTAAACATTGCCTGCTCCATCCATGAGATCAAATCTGGAGTAGAGACCATCGACACTCGCTTCTCGATCCGAGTCTGGGGCTGGTGTCCAGCCTGCTTCTTCCGTAAAATCATCGTATGTAACTTCCCGTCTTGCTAGTGCGCCGCTTAGTGCTTCTTCTTCCTCTTTCATATCTCCCCACTTACCTAAGACTAGTCCATGGTACTTGGGTAATCGTACTATGAACGGAGTAGCAGTTCTGTACGGTTCTTCAATCTCTTGGCTCCAGCCACGAACAACGAGTTTATTTCCCCACTCATAAGGGAATCTAGTGACTTGAACAAATACTGGTCCGATAGTGTGTACCTTTGGCATTTACTTCTTTCTGGATGAAGTGCTGTACTGCTTTCCACGACTGCTTGTCTGAGAGATACGAGCATAGCGGTAGAACTCTTTACGCACACCTGCTGGGATAGAGCGAACATTAGCAGGTCCACGAGGTTTAAAGTCTAAGTACTTATAAATGTATTGGCCCTTTGAGACACGCTTCTTGAAGTTCTGCCACTCAGTAGGATTCACTTCGTAGTAGTTGTAGAAGGTTCCATCACGAAAAACTACCGTTAGAACTCCTCGTACCTTGTCGTAACCTGCGGCTACTGTGCGAGGGCGTTCTGGTCTGGTACTAGAGGTTGGTACAACAGTCAATGGAGCCGCTGCTGTTCCTTCATCTCCTTGAGGCCCTTTGTAACCAGGAATAATAAGTTCGCCTGTGTCATCATCTTCATCGTAAGACTGGCGGTAAGAAGATCTGTCGACGTAATTTCCGTCTGAGTCAATATAGTACGCATTAGCATCAATGCTCTGTGCTAATGCATCACCAGCCTGATTTCGGCGGTTTGCCTCTCCAAAAGATTGTGGCTTGTAGTACTTGTCAATTTCACCAAGGAACTCAATACCACCAAACTCTCCAGCAGATGCTGCTGTTGGGAGAGCGGTAAAGTTTTTAGATATCTGACCAAGTAGTTCGCCAGAAGACGGTATAGCAGTGCGTTGATTGCTCACTGCTCTACCGCCTACTGGACGTACCATTGTTTTATCCTAACAGATTAGGATGCTGCTGCCCAAGGAGTAATTGTTACTGCTGCTCCTGGTGCAATTTCGTTTGCTCCTGCTGCAAGTGACTGTGTCTTGATTGTTCCAGCAACTGCCACAACTGCACCTGTAAGACCTGTAAGAGCCAATGCTGTAGTTGCTGATGTTGTAACTGTGAAGGTGTTGTCTGTAAGACGTGTGACTGTGTAGGTACCGTTAACTGTTGCATCAACAGATGAGATAGTGACCTTGTTACCTGTAATGAATCCGTGTGATGAGTCTGTGATGGTTGTAACCGCAGAACCTGCTGTACGAGATGCTGCTGTTACTACACCTGCTGCATTTGTTGCTGCTGATGCGGTTGTAGGAACAAGTGATGCGTCCTTCATTGCGTCAGTTGCAAGTGCTGTTGTAAGTCCAAGTACGTTAGGTACGAGTACATAGTCAGTTGCACCAAGTACATCTTCACCTGCTGTATTTGGGTTGTACAGTGGGAAGCCATTCCATCCTGAAAGAGCGATGATGTGGTTATCTGCTGCTGGATCTAGACGACCCGCTACTCTTGTGTAGACTGTTGTCGAAAGAGTTGCACTTGCTGCATCTGGACGAGCATCGTTTGGTTGAATAGGGAAGTTACCCCATACGAAGTCAATAGCGACCTCGCCTGCGGAATCTAGAAGATTACCGTTGTTATTTGTTGCCATGAATAGTCTGCTTTCTCTAGAGAAGTTAAAGCCTCATGCGCTTAGAGGCATGACAAGTCTACTTAAAATCATCGCAATCATGGTCTTCAAGTTCACTTGTTTCTAGAACAGTGTGACAGTCCTTGCATTTGAAGAATCTGACATCATCTAGACCCACATGTAAAGAATCGGAGTGATATTCGGCTTGATCCATCTGAGGACCTGCTAGAACTTCTGGAGGAAAAGGACCTCTAGGGCTGTGAGCAGATGAAGGGATCGCATGTCCTTGTATCGCAAACTTGCGAATTAACTTCATCTATTCCTCTGTTTTCTTAGGGGCCTTCTTCTTTGGAACTGAGAGTATGTCAACAACCTCTTCTTTAGCCTCAATGAGAGCCTGAGTAATATTTAGTAATCCCGCCTTACGACGATCTTCTAAGAAACTTGGTAGGTCTTTTCCGCAGTAGTGTACAGATTTCTCTTTTGTTATGCGGTAGACGTACAGGGCATCGTTAGAACAATTTGCACACTTCATTACCACTCCAATCCATGACTAAATTTTTTACTTTCTGGATCATACTCCGCCCCACCACCCATAGGTCCTGGGCGTGATGGCATTGGAAACATCTCAGATAATATTGTTTTTTGATCTTCTGGAACATCTCTGTGTTCAGATAGGTTTTGAGCACGAGTCCAGAACTCTGGTGGATACATGCCAAAATTGCGAAGAATTTGACCGTGCGCCTTTAACGCAGGAATCTGCTTAGTGCGAATTGCAAAATCTAAAATCTTCTTATCAATTGCTGATAGAGGATTTACTCGTGAGTCATACCCAGCATTAAAGTGGTTGTATGAATCATGATCACGAGATAAACCGCCAGCCATGATTACTTCTTCTTTGGTCGTGTTCCAGGAGCCGTTGGCTTTGCGCCCTTAGGCTTCACTGGAGTACGAGGGACTTTTTCCCCTGTGATTGGATGAGTTGCTGTATTCTTCTGTAGTGTGCCTGGCACTGGTGCTCCTGTCGTTGATGGTGTAATTGGTCCACGTTTTAGATAACCAGGTACTGGTGCCCCAGTATTTGCTGGTGTTGGTTTTTCTTTTCGTGCTAGTACTGTTTGTTCTGTATGACGTTGATGAGCCATAGCGGTCTCGTAATGATAGCGCTTTCTCTTGTTTCTTTCCTCTTCATGTTTTGGATTAAAAGAGTCAAGAAGATTGGCAGCCGCTAAAAACGGGTTCCAGTCTTTTGTTTGAAACTGCACATCACTCATAGGTCTATCTTCCCCTAAATACGTGGTTCAGTCTTTGTGTCTGTCAAACAATTTTCAATGGCAATTAGTCTCTCGCCCATCTCTACAAACGCCTCAAGCATCTTCTCCTGAGTCTGAATGACTAAGGCCTGGTTCTCGTAGAGGCGATCTACTCGGTCTTTAACCGTGGTGTAGCCACCATTTTGGCTTAACTCGCCGTCCATCTTGTTGAGACGCTCCATAACACCTGGAACTCTGTCTCTACCTGGGGCGGCTTCTTCGCCTTCCCAGTCACGCATGAAGCGCTCCATCCACTGCATAAAGCGTTTTAATCTTTTATAGAATGGGCTCAAGAGCACTCCGATGCTAATGAGAGCACCAGCGACAATGCCGATAGTCGCAAAGGTATTTGTCACTGGTGCGTCTCCTTTTAAATTACTTCTTGCCGAAGCCGTATGATGGATCTTTTGGATTTACAAACTTTGCTGCTGGTCCAAGTAGACCTGCAATAAAAGCGTTAGCCAAGATCTTCGGGTCCGAAATTCCTGACATGTAAAGCGCTGCTACTGCAGCAACAGATGCACGAAGCCAAGTTGCTCCTGCAGCCTTAAGTACGTTGATATCCATGTTTCTCCTTACTAGATGCCCTTGCCTAATAATCTCTTATTCGTCTCGGTTACGCAGGGGATACGTGATAACCCATGCAAAGATTGTTCCAATAATTGCGTATCCAACGACAGTTTTTGCGCTTCCGTCGAGTACTACCCATGCAATGAACATTCCGAGGAGAGTCCACAGTTGATCGATCATGTCTTTGAGTATCTTCACTTTGTTTCCTTTCTTCGTCTCATTGCTTTGCTCTCACCAGATGGGCCGCCTCCACCGCCTCCAGAGTTACCTCCACCAGTTGAACCACCAGTGGATCCACCAGTAGCGCCTGTTGCAGCGGCAACTGCATTCATGGCAGCACCAGCAGCAATAATTGTTGCGACAACCATCTCGGTCGCTTCTTCACGTTCTTCATCTGACATGTCAGCACCTACACTTCCAAGTGCTGCAAGTGCTTCTCCTGGATCAGTAAACACCGATTCAAGAAGTGCGCCTGGGTCTTGTAACAACTCAACTTGTGCCGCAACTTCTGCAGTAATGATAACTTCATTACCATTCTCATCTGTGCGAACTTCGACAGGAGTATCTGCTGGTAGGTCCTTGTACTCAAGTCCTGCCGCCTTTATATCTGCAGCACTGACTGCTTCTCCTGGAGCAACCGCTGCAATCAATGCCTCAGCAACTACAGCCTTCTCAGCAGTTGTTAGCACTCCATCTGCCAGTGCATCCTTTACTGCCTCTGATACAGTTGGTGCTTCATCAACTACAGGAGGTTCAGGTGCAGGAGCAGGCGATGGTTCAGGAACAGGTTCTGGCTCTGGTGCAGGTTCTGGAGCAGGCTCAGGAGCGGGTTCTGGTTCTGGCTCAGGAGCAGGCTCAGGTTCTGGGGCTGGTTCAGGCTCAGGTTCAGGAGTTGGCGCAGGTTCTGGTGCAGGCTCAGGCTCTGGAGTTGGTTCAGGAGCAGGTTCTGGAGCAGGTTCAGGTTCGGGTTCTGGCTCTGGAGCAGGCTCTGGAGCAGGCTCAGGTGCAGGCTCTGGCTGAGGCTCAGGAGTAGGCTGTGGCAAAGGTTCGGGTTGTGGCGCTGGCTCTGGTTGTGGCTCTGGTTGTGGGGTTGGGACTGGCTCTGGTTGCGGTGCGGGAGTTGGCACAGGCTCTGGAAGAGGCTGAGGTTGAGGCGTAGGTTCTGGCGCTGGAGTTGGTTGTGGTTCTGGTGTAGGTGTCGGCGTAGGTTCAGGTTGTGGTGTTGGTGTAGGAGTTGGTTCTGGAGTAGGAGTCGGTGATGGAGTTGGTTCTGGGGATGGTGTTGGGATTGGTTCTGGCGTTGGTGTTGGGGTTGGCTCTGGTTGTGGTGTTGGTTCTGGCGTGGGAGTCGGAGTGGGCGTTGGTTCAGGAACGGGCGGAGGCGTTGGCTCTGGAACAGGTGGAGGAGTAGGTTCAACAACTGGTTCAGGAGTTAATTCAATTGGAGCGGTAATTTGAGTTACACCTGCTTGTTCAAGAGTAACTACAGTTCCGTTTTGTAAACGAGCACCTGTGCGTTCTCCGCCTTGTAGAGGACCATCTACAGAGTATGTGTAAGAGACATTGCCATCTGTAAGAATCTGTCCAGTAATAACGATTTGTGTTGTTTCTCCAGTCATCACTCCAAACGGACGATACTTTCCATCTACTTGGAAGCCACCTTCTGAGGTGCGGATAATAAAGTGAGTGTCTGGCATTTGATTAGGTAATGCCCACCAGTCTTTAGACTCAACAGAGATAGACGGCGTATTTGGATACGCCCAATAAGTTCCATCAGGTTGACCAAATGTAATTACAGAGTTAGTTGTTGCATAAATGTTTGTATACTGTACTCCGTTAAAAAGAACAGGAACAGTAATCGGAATTCTGTATGAAGAGTCATCTCCAGCAGGAGTAATTGTTTCAACCACAACAGGTGGCGGAGTGACAACGGGAGGAGTAACAGGTGCAGGATCTACTACTGTGGATGTTGCTGGTACTACTGGCTGTGGCTCTGGTGTGGTTGTACTTGGTGCTGGTTCAGTTGAAACGACAGGTGCAGGCGAAGGAGTTGGTTCAACGGTTGCACTCGGAGAGGATACAGGAGTTGGTTCGGAAGTTACAGAGGGAGCGGGAGTTGGTGACGCAGTTGGCTCAGGAGAAGCAACTGGTGTTGGCTCAGCAGAAGGAGTTGGAGAAGGTGAAGCAACGGGTGCTGGATCTGGAGATGCAGTTGGAGCAGGCTCAGGCGAAGTTGATGTGGAAGTAGCAGCATCATCTGCAAGAGCAGGAGTCATTGATAGGAGCAGAAATAAAAATGCTGTTCCTAGAATAAAGTAAATACGATTTGCGAATCCAGATAGTGCTGCGAATATACGCAGTGATCTCAAGTGATCCCCTCGGATAACTATAGTGCTCTCCCACTAGAGTTAAATTATAGCGCTTTACCTTCTTTTCGTATTACGAACTTAGATGCAACATTTTGTGAGTTAACAGATTCACCTTGTACACCTCTACCACGATTAGCCCATGAAACAACGCTTGGTTCTGCTTTTGACTTATAACCAAGGTTTGAATTAAAACCAAACTCTGTCTTACGCGGTGCTCTGTTTGGATTAGTTGTTAAAGTCTTTCGGTTTAATTGTGGAACTCTGTCTGTCATGTTCCCAATCCTCCGATGTAACCTGCTGCTGTTCCACCGTTTCCTGCACCATTAGTAGCCTCAGCGGGTTTAGTTCTACGCTTCTTTGGTTGTTCTAACTTTCTACCTGTTGCATGTGGATCAGTTCCTGCAGTTAATGTGCCAACTCTGTTTGGATAACCCTGGAACCAGTATCCTTCACCCGTGTAACCAGGTTCACGCTTTCTACCAAAACGACGACGCTGTTTTGCCTCGATCTCTTCTGCT